TTTATGTCTACCTCACCTAGGTGGTCTTGTTGTCATGCGTTTCATTAACGTCAGGAGCCTAAAAAAATTTCTCAAAATTTTTATTATAAACTCTTGACTTTAATTAGCTGGTCTTTCTTTTTTCGGTACTACATATATCACTCTGAATGCTGTAAATAGCAAGCCATTTAGAGCATATTTCTGTAGGGAAATTGTTCCGAGTAATAGGCGGCCTTTTGTGCTGATAGAGTTTAGCTGTCAGCATTTACTTCCTCCAAATCGCGATACTTATATTCCGTACCATCTCTCAAAAGAAATACACCATCTGCGTTTCCGGCTTGTTCAATATACCGATTTACAATGACATCGCAGTACTTTTCATCAAGCTCAATGGTGTAGCAAATACGCTCGGCCTGATCACAGGCAATGAGTGTACTTCCTGAGCCGCCGAAAGGATCGAGCACGATGCAGTTGGTCAGGCTTGAGTTGAGGATCGGGTATGCTACCAGAGCCACGGGTTTCATGGTCGGATGGTCGCTGTTTTTCTTTGGCTTCTCGAATTCCCAGATAGTGGTCTGCTTACGGTCGGCATACCAGTTGTGCTTTCCAGACTTCTTCCAGCCGAAAAGAACAGGTTCATGCTGCCATTGGTAAGGCGAACGACCGAGAACAAGCGCTTGCTTTTTCCAAATACAAGTACCAGAAAGGTAGAAGCCAGCTTCCGAGAATGCCTTTCTAAAATTCAGACCTTCGGTATCTGCATGGAACACATAAATAGAAGCATCCTTTGCCATTGCCGCTTCGGTATTTTGAAAAGCAGAGAGCAGGAAGGTATAGAACGCTTCATTTCCCATATTGTCATTCTTGATTTTGCCCGCCATACCTTCGTAGTTGACGTTGTACGGAGGGTCGGTTACAACAAGATTTGCGGGTTTACCATCCATTAAAAGAGTGAAAGTGTCTGCCTTGGTGGAATCACCGCAGACAAGCCTGTGCTGTCCGAGTTTCCAAACATCACCTTGCTTGGTGATTGCAGGCTTTTGCAGTTCAGCATCCACATCAAAATCGTCATCATGGATGCCATCCTTAAGAGAGTCCTTAAATAACGCATCCAGTTCGGCGGGCTCGAATCCGGTGAGGGATACATCAAAGTCTGCTCCTTGCAGGTCAGTAATTAAAAGCATCAATTTGTCTTTATCCCAGTCACCGCTTATCTTGTTAAGAGCGATGTTGAGAGCTTTTTCTTTATCCTCGTTCATCTCAATAACCACACACTCAACTTCGGTGATTCCCATATCAAGCAGCACCTTCAAACGCTGGTGGCCGCCGACAACATGAGATGTGGTTTTATTCCATATAACGGGTTCAACATAACCGAACTGCTCGATGGAGCGTTTTAGCTTTTCGTATTCCGGGTCACCTGGTTTCAAGTCTTTACGAGGATTATAGTCGGCTGGAATCAACAACTCAGTTTTCAATTTTTCTATCTGCATATAATTCAGCCGCCTTTCTCAAATTTGTGTACATATTAACGTCCTCCCACGGGAAGAGACAGGAGTTGAAATGCCCATAAACTGCCGTATCGGAATAAAGGACATTTCTTAAACGTAGTTTTTCGATGATCGCAGCCGGCTGGAGATTAAACACCTCCTGCACAATATTGGCAAGCTGCTCATCGGTGAGTTTACCTGTTCCAAAGGAAGTCACATCAACCGCCACAGGGGTTGCCTTTCCTATGGCATAAGAAAGAGCGACCTCACATTTTTCTGCAAGACCGCTCAATACGATGTTCTTTGCAATGTATCGCGCCATGTAGGCGCCGCTTCGGTCAACCTTGGTCGGGTCCTTGCCGCAAAGGGCACCTCCACCGTGGGAAGCAAGACCGCCATAGGTATCAACCATGATTTTCCTGCCGGTTAATCCTGTGTCGGCAGCGGGACCACCTTCGACAAATCTACCAGAGGGATTGATGAGAATTTCGGTATCATCATCAAACGGAAAATCCTCAAAACACTGCCACAATACATTATTGAGTATATCTGATTTCAGTTCTTCCTGAGTTTTGTCCTTATCATGCTGGACTGAAACTACAATGGTTTTTACACGCTTGGGTTTACCATCTTCGTACTCCAAGGAGACCTGCGCCTTGCCGTCAGGCAGAATACCCTTAATGAGTTTTCCTTTGCGGCAGTTGTCAATACGCTTAACAATGCGATGGGAAAGCACCAGTGGGAGGGGCAAGTTCTCACTGGTTTCATTGGTTGCATAACCATAAACCGTGCCTTGGTCACCGGCTCCCACAGAACCATATGGGTCGTTGATACCGTTTCTTAATTCCAGTGCATTATCTACACCTGCCGCAATGTCCGCACTCTGATGATGTACAAACACAAAGACTGTAAACTTCCACGGATTGTATCCGACCTCTCGAAGTACATTTTTTACGATGAAGCGGATATCCACTTTACCGCTGCAGGTGATTTCGCCCGCTACGATAATTTTACCCTTGGTCGCCATGACCTCGCAGGCCACGCGGGAGGCTTTGTCCTTACGGAGGCAAGCATCCAAAATACTGTCGGCAATGAGGTCGCAGAGTTTATCCGGATGTCCCATGCAGACACTTTCGGCCGTTTTATAAGTTATCATATTTTCCTCCTATCTGATTTATTTTCCTCGCCTTGCTGTGAGCAGACGTTCCATTACATCGTCCTGCGGGCTAATGCCGCTGTATTCACCGGTACAGTTCTCCTTGACGATCTGGAAAATCTCCACCCACAGCCGGTTGGTTTGATTCATGTAATTCTGACCCATAGCCACATAGGGACTTTGAATGGCGTTGCCTGTTGTAGGGTGCTTTGCTAAAAAGCCGTATTCGGTGACCGCTTCCTCGCACTGAATCCAACGAGCCACGCTCATGGCATAGCGTTCCAATAACTGCGGTGATACGAGAGCTGCACATCCGCGTTCGTTTAGCCATGTCCATGTATTTCTGTAGATTTCTCCTGCAACCAGTGCCTTGCCGTCTTTTTGTATAGCTTCGAGCATTTTATTTGGTTCGGGCATTTCAAGTCCTTTGAGATCTGCCGTATCTTGAAATTCCATCATGGTCAGTTTCCTGCCGCCGGGATTGCCATCAGCGATTTTGTCAGCCAGGGGCTTCTTTTTCGCACCTGCACCGACACGAGCACCACCTCGATTAGTACCGTCCTTTGCCATATGTTCACCTCGCTTTTCTGGGCTGGGGCTATTCCCTCGTTTGAAACCGCGTTTTTTAACACGAAGCCCCACGCCGCTGTCCGCTTTAAAAAGTTTTAGAGATTTTACCTCCCCCCGGGAATGACAATAATACAAAGCATATAAAGCATATAAAGCTTTGAGGCATCGTACTAAAATGTATACGATGCCTCTTTTAATATTTTTTCCACCTGTCGCCGCTCTCGGCAGTAATACGCGAGTGACAGGGCTTGCACAGAGACATGAGATTACTCATTTCATTTGTGCCTCCTTGGCTGAGCGGGATAATGTGATGCACCTCTTCGGCGGGCATTAAACGATCAGCTTTTTTACACTCTTCACATAGCGGGTGTGCTTTAATGTAACGGTCGCGAATGCGCTTCCACGCGCGACCATATCGCTTGTTGGTTTCTGGCTCGCGCTGAAAATGATTATAGTGGCGTGTGGCCTGCCGTTGATGCTCTATGCAATACAAGCCGTCCGTCAACTTAGGACAACTGGGATGTTGACATGGTCGCTTTGGCTTCTTTGGCATGAAGTCACCTCCTTGGGCATAACAAAAGCCCCGGGGTTGCTCCCGAGGCTCTGTTGGATTCTGGTTTCCTAAGTATATATTATCACAATGGCTATGATAGAAAACAGTAGAATTTACTGTACACTTTCTGGAATGGATACGATCGATAGGGCTTTTCTGTGGATGCGATAAACATTATCGATGGTGTACCCCATGTCAACGGCTATCTGCTCCCAAGTCTTGAAGCAAAGATATCTCAACTCCAATAATGTCTGACATTCTGTGTTGTCTACGGTTTTGATGAGCCTTACTATTTCGCGTTTAAGGTCAACAAGACGATCGATGTCACGATTAATTTCCGCTTGCAGGTCGATAATTTTTGCCACAGCATCAGCCATCGTAGAGGTGTTGCGACTCGGATTGCGCGGCATACCCGTGAGTGTGTAAGTGCATTTTGTCGTCAGTTCGTTCAGTGATGCAATCTGCTCCAACTTAGAATTGATACGCTGGTCAAGCCTGTATGCCTGAACAAGATATGCTTTTGCAGTCATGCCGTCACCTCCGCTTTGAGCTTGGTGATGAGCATTTCCGGATCAATGCCGGTCAGCACACCAAACCAGCCGGAACGGAAGAACTGCTCAATGCTCCGACGCTCATATTGCGCCGAGCGGTTGTTGGGGTGAAGAAACAGGGTGCGCAGCACCTTGCGGTAATCCTTAACCGCTTGTAGGACGATGGCTTTTGCGAGGTTTTCATAATTATCTTTCATATGGGACACGCTCCTTATTTTATATTTTTAAAGAAGCAGTGCCGCATTGTTAGCATTGTATATGTAAAGCATGAATGCGTTGTTTTCAAAATCATTGCAGGGAGCCGTTTATAACAGCTCGCACCTCGTCAACCGAACGGACTACCGAAACGGTGCCGCCACAGGCGAGGATTTTACGAATAGTCGCTTCTTGCAGTTTTGTTGTTTTGCCGACCGGTGTTTTTACTTCAAATGCGTAAAACTTGCCATCGATACAGGCAATGATATCCGGAATGCCTGCTGTTCCATAAATACCACCGTGTTCCTTCCAGGCGAAGCACTTCGGCACGGTTTTTAAATAGCGAAGGATTTTAGATACGATTTCTTTTTCAGACACATGATCCTCCTTGTAACTTATTTGTAGCTTGTAACCTCGTAACCTCGAAATATATAGGTGTGCATATATTTACACGCACACACGCGCTCGCGTTATGGAGGTTGTTGCTCTCGCGTGTATACCCTTAATTTTAGAAGTTACAAAGTTACAAAAGATAAGAAAACTAAAATTGTGCTTGTATATAGCGGTTTTTGAGCGTAACTTTTCTTGTAACTTTTGCTCTTCGAGAAGTTGCATTTCGGCCTATGAAGTTACATTTTACATTGTTCATAGCGGTTCTATCTCTGTGATCTCGAAGCCGGACACATCACATCGAGCTTTAAGCAGCTCATAATTGAGTGTCCAAACACGCCGATTTTCTGATCCGATACGTTTTTGCACATTGCTTTCAAGAAAATAATCCGAGTGAGCCAGCTGCTTTTTAAACTGTGCGTAGGTCAGTGTTTCGCCGACAACGGCGTAATCCTTGCGGTATTTGGTATATTTGTCGTATACGGGGTTGAGCCGAAGCGCCAACACGGTGTCACCATCGCAGAGGGTGTATTCACTTTTTGGATCCAGCCCCATGCGCGACATTATTTCAAGCGTCTGCTCGACCACGCTTTTATTGCTCAAGCCGCCATCAAGCAAATATTCCTTTGCCGCAAAATCGATGTAATTTGTGCAGCGTTCAAGGTTATATGGGAGTGCCTCATGCCAAGTAAGACCGAGCGATTTGCATAGCTTTTCGAGCAGCCGCAGACCGGTTACCATACAGGCAAGGTTATTAACGATACGCGACGGAAGCTCCTTGCTGAAGCATCCAAGCGCTTCCTCATACCATGAATAGCTTTCGTTTACTGTTGTTTTCAGTGCGATATTCAATAAACTATGCCCGAAGCTGCCGAGTAAATCAGCGCACCGGCATAACTCATGAAAAGTCGTGCGGTATCCTACGGGTTTCAGGTCTTTCTTGGAAAATAAAAGCTCGATGCTACGCTCCCTGATTGCAGCTTCATCTGCCGATTCCTCACCGGCGACCACAAGCGGGGCGAGAAGCTCATAACTTACAATGCTTTGGTCGGCGCGTCCGCGAATACCTTCTTGACCATCATAGCTGTTACGAAAATGGTTCAGCAGCGCATCAAGTCGATATTTGTCAATCTTTGACGGCTTGAATTCATCCAGTGCCATCGGAATGACATTAGAGGATGCCGCGTCTTTCATCAGAGTGAATGCCGTCGTCTGGCCGGCTGCGATGATTTTTGCTCTTGAAAAGACGGGCATAATAACCCGCTCCAGCGTATTGCTTTTGCCGCTGCCTGCTTCGCCGATGAGCATAAGATGAGGAAACTTCACATTCTTCTTTCGCAGATGTTCTTTTATGAAGCAACCACATATCCATGCTAATATTGAAGTCGTTTTTGCAGGTTCGTTGTAGGACATCAGTCTTTCACCTAATTTCTGAAGCTGGGCCGCCGTTAAGGGCTTTGCTGACAGAATACTACTGTCAATGCTGCGGTACTTTTCGAGTTGAATGATGTCATCGACATCTGTACCATTTGCGTCAACCGCACCGTCCATTGAAACAAATACCATCTCCTTTTCTTGCTCGTAGATACCCATGGCCTTAACGCCTTTTTTTACAGGCCAGTCTAATTCGGAGATATATGCTTTTAGCAGTTCCAAATCACCATCAGAGCCGGTGTAGCTTAGAGCAATGGTGCGCTTGTTGAGCGCATTTTTGAATTTCTGCTGGTTGGCAAAATCCGTTGTCATGAAGGTCAACCGGTATGTCTCACCGCGCACGGTTACGAGGTCAGCAGTAAGTTGTGTTTCCTCATCGGCAACAATCATTTCAACCGGTATAAACACGAAGTTTGTAAGCAGATAGATGTTGTCGTTTCTCTTGCGGTAATATTGTCCCTTATACTCAAATACAGCTGCGTCGCCGCCGGGAGCGTATATATCTTCAGTGATGTCACAGGCCTTTGACAGCGTTTCTTCACCATAGGTTGCTCCGCTGGCATGATGCCGCTTATCCCATTTTTCACGGAACAATCCGCTTTGCCGAAAGAGCCTATCCATCTGCTCTTTGTTCTTTCCAGACCAGAACGCCAACTTGCAGCAAAGAGCCATGTCCGCTTCGGACTGACTGGCGTAGTTCTCTTGCCACTCACATTCCCAGAGCTTCGTAAATGCCTCGCCGTTTTCGGCATTCTTTGCAAGCTCTAAAAGGTCATCGTCTGTAAGCTGTACGGATGTATTCTTTTGCGACTTTTTCTTTTTTCTTTTGGTAGGACGGATATATGTTTCGTGAATCCATTTAAGCGTTCCGTTATCCTCGGCGACGGTATTAATAGCACAGTCAAGCTTATTTCCGGTCATTGTGAAATACCGTGTGTGCTCGTACATTTCCACACCGGTCTTGGTATTCTTGTTGCCGGTACCGGGTATTTTGCCTTTATAAAAAAGATGAACGCCGGTGCCGGAGGGCGAAAACTCCATGTATGTTGGTTGCCTTGCGATGATAGCCCTGGCCGTATCGTTAAATGTCTTTGTTTCGGGGTCATAACAATGATCAATGTCTACACCCACAAAATCATCGTCCTTAGAGAACATAAAGCCCACACCCGTAAAACCATAACGCTCCACTGCATCGGCGGCAGTTGCATAATCCGTCCATGTCGCCGGGTTATTAGATGCAGCACCCTTGCCTGATACCGGGTTAAACGGCATCTTTTTATCCTTGCCGCCATCCTTATCGGGGATGAGCCGCCAGTTGACCCATTGCTTTCGTTCCATCAGCTCTTTTGGATAGGTCATATTGTTTTCACCTCGCAGTCTTCCGTAAAATACCGAATCAGCATATTATGTTTTTGCGCCTTGCGTATTTCGTAGCTCATGCCTTCGGATACGGTATCACCAAAAACCCACAACTCCTGGCATTTTCCGAGCAGGACACGCCCGAAGAAAAGGCCGAGTTTACGGCTGTCCGGATCGTGCTCATCCATAAACTGTGGGTAGAGCAGATGTGGTGCGAACGGAATTGCATATTGCTCTACAGCGAAGCGACAATAGTTTTTTGTGCGCTCGGTATTTGCTTTTATATCCCCGGCGAATGGCGAACAGATGAATACGAGAGGGCGGTATCCTGTACCATAGCGGCGTTTTAACTCATCGCGCAGTACCATGCGCATGGCTTGGTATGTCGTTGGGTCGTAATAACCTTCAGAATTATATTTATCTATCCACATCACGCACCCTCCATTTCAA